ATGCAGGGAGGGGGGTATATTTTACAAGACCCCCCTCTATGCATGAGGAATTCTTTTTGCCACTGTCTAGGCAGCAAAGAATAATAAAATTTAAGAAACAGAAACTAATTATTAATTATTCTTTATTAATTATGAATCTTTGCTAATTCTTGGCAATCATTTTTCAATCATCTACAACAAATTTCTTATAGATTCCAAGAATATTTAGTTCAACAATCTCATCAATCGCTTCTTCAATGGCTATGGCTTGGTCTAAGGGACTCAAATCATCAGAAGTTTTTGCAATTCTTGCTAAATACGAACAAGTATTGTAACCTTGAAGCTCATCAAAAGCCTGCCACTGATCAAATTGAGTATGAGGATTGAACGGATTGTCGGTTGTAGTCAAGTAAACTCGTCTCATTTTCAAAACCTCTTTTAATCAGCTCTTAGCCAAGCTCTTTATTAATTGTAGAAACAGAAACGCCAAGCTCATCAGCAACTTCTGCCTGAGTTAAGCCCATATTTAATAATGTTCTTGCTCTTGCTTTTGTTGCTGCAGACATGCCTCTTGCACTTCTGGGCGTTGCTCTCTTTTGTAAATCGGCGAGATCTGTATACCGAAGTATCTCCCGTAAGAAGCTATCCGATACCGCCCCTGCCTGGATGGCTTCCCATTCTCGGTCGGTTATGTCTATTTTTAACAGCTTACGGGACTGGGATCCTACTCTACGACGTGCATTTTCTACTTCTATGGCTCTATGTTTTTTAATATCGTCTTTGTCCCAATCGGGGTTGGCTTTTATTTTAGTACCCATCACTGCCGCCGCTATGAGCTGGGCCTGTCGTTCATAAGGAGCGTTCTTGGCAGCTATATTCAGCTTCGCTTTGAGGTCGTTTACTTCTTTCTCGTATGTTTTCTTGGCCGAGGGGGAGTATTCCAAACGACCTGTATTTAGCAATACTTTTCGAGCTTTATTCGCAAGACTCTTTAACCGATTGGCATGGTCCGCATATACATTCTCCATCACAGTCCCGGATGAAAGTTCATAAGCATCTCGAACGGCATCCATTTTAGTAGTCTTTGTCTGAGCATACTTCATTGGCTGATCGACCCAATTGCCATCTTTATCCTTCTTGCGAGGAGTATACATACGATCGGTATCTTCATAAACCTTCTCACCATTGAGATACCGCTCTTTTTGCTCGGCAGTCATCTTGTTAACATTTGTAAGAAGCTTCCTCTCAGGAATACGAGCATCTGACTTAGCTTTAGAAATAAGCGTGGATGCGCCTTTGTTCGCTCCACCCTGATAGATTTCTTTTAGACCCGCAATGTCATTGTCTATAGCCGACTGCTTCCAGTTAAGATTATGCTTTTCGGCATCAATGACAACCATAGAATGCTTAACGGCTCTAGCAATCTCTCCTTCATCGGCGCCCTTTAAAGTCATATCGGTTATAAGATTGGAAACCTTACCCATTTCGCTCTGCTTATGGAAGCCATCACCCTGACCGACACGCTTCATGCCCTCATATGCAGGATAGTCGCGCTTTGGATCAAAGTCTTTGAGCTCTTTAAGCTTGGGCATCGATTTAATCTTCTGGCCTTCTGTCGGAATAACCACAACGGTATCGCCATCGAAGTCTGCACCGGACAACTGCTCGGCAACATGAGTGTTAATGCCGATGGCATGCAAAGCATTTCCTAAAAGATTCCGCCCATCTTTATTGTTGTTATTTACCTTAAGCCGGGGAATCTCAAAGGTTCCGGCATGGGGGTATCGAATAAGAACAACCTCTTCGCCATTTCGATAATTAGGTGCATACACCTCATCATCTTTAAGGCTATTAATCGGTAAAATAACATGGGTTGCCTGTCTAGGAAACGCGGCCGCCTTTAAATGAACTGCGGCAGAGTCGCAGTCATCGGCAAAGGACTCAAGAAGCTTTCGCTTAATGGTCGGATTTGTTAAAGAACTAATTTCTTTAAACTCATCTTCTTTTTGCTTATAGGTTAATGCCAGCTGCTGCTTTGCTGTGGCGACGGGCTGCTTGGAAAGAAACTGAGAAGACAGATTCTTACTCCATTTATCCCAATCCTCATCAGTATTGACTAAATTTAAAGGAGACTGATGGGATTCGCCTTTTGCATCCAGATACTCGGTTTGCCTAGTGATCGCGCCAAACGGATTATCAGGATCATTTTTTAAAGGCTTAAGAACACTATGGTCTTTTTCGCCAAGCATCGGAACATCTTTAGATTTGTTGGTGTTAAACATAATATCAACACCTTCGGGCCAATTCTTGCCATCACTGTACATGGCCATGCCTTTTAAATAATGAGTACCATCAACCGCGATTCGAACTTGTGCATAGACGTTTTTGCCCAAAGACAAATCCTCAACTCCTTTTCGGAGTTCAATCACACCATCTTTGTCGGTGCCGCCATCTTCTGCATAACGAACGGCAATACGCTTAGAATCAAAGTTTACGGGCGGTTTAATCTCTTTTTTAACATCGCCGTAATCTTCAAAATATACGCCTTCAGGGCTTGTGATTTGCGTCTGATGGGTTCTAACATCCTTGTAAACTTCTTTAAAAGGCCGCCCTTCCTGATTATTGACAAGCACCTTTACTTCGGTGAAGTTTCCGGGATTCGTTTGCTGCTCGACACTGAAAGGAACTAGCTCATATCCTTCATTACGAAGCATTTCCACAGCAGTCTTAAGCTGAGTTTCACTAACTCCAAGCTGACGATACACGCCTTTGCCAACGTCCAAATAAGGCTTTGTTTTGATCTGCTCTTTCAGAACCTCGGCAATGTTTTTGGTGGCATTGGTTCTTTCCTGCTGAGCAGGATTCAAATAATTACGGATTGTAGATTCGGGCAATCCCATTCGTTCGCCGATGGCGACATTTGACATTCCCTTTTCTTTTAATCTTTTAGCTTGAGCCTGAAGATCCGCTTTTTCTTCATCTTTGGCTATAGAATATAAAGCGCGATATTGGGTCGTGCTCATATTAAATGCCTTAGCAACCTGAGTAGATGTTAAACCTTGCTTCTGAAGTTGTCTGGCTCTCGTTAAAAAATTCTTATTTCTTTGCGGATTCTTTCCAGAACCCCAAGGATATCTGCCAGAATGGCGCGGAGTACCATAATGCTCAGCATCTTCTGATGCATCTTCCAAATATCCAAGATACTCTTTGTCCATAAGTTATGCTCCTTCTCCTTGTAATCTGGAAAGTTCTTTGTCAAAATATATGATCTTATCCATGATTTCTTGGATCAACTCCGGTTCAGGATTTTCAGCATATATTTCGTCGTTTTGATAAATTCTTAGTTCTATCTGAATATCAATTGGTTTTACATCATATTCCAAACAAAACAGAGCGGCATAGATCATAAGCTGTTCCATATGTGTTGCCGTCGTTCCGGTTTTTAAATCATGAATTCGCAGCAGCCCATTTCGGAAGCAAATAGCATCCGCGGTCCCAAAACAATTTGGAGAATAATATAAAACCTGTTCTGGAGTCATCTGATAACCTATTGCGTCATTGACAAACATATTTAAGGTTTTCTTAGACTTCATCAATTTTGTTCCAAGCTGAATGCATCTTTTCGCATGTTCATGAAGCTCGGTCCCCCGCTGAGCGGCCATAAAGTTTTGATAGAAGGTCGCCAGCTTTTCCGTGTCATAATTAAGCCAATAATATTTGGATGCGCTTAGAAAAGCATGTTTACCTTCCAGGTCTGAATGCCTGTTGAAGTTCATGCAAAACCTCCTCTTTATTCTCAGGACATACAAATCTTGCAAAAGACATTTCATTCGCTTTCGAAATATAAAAGCCTTGGTTAGGACGCTTTTTAGCAGAACGATCTTTCTTCGCTTCTAGCAGAGCCCATTTGTCTTCGTACAATATTGTTAAATCCGGAAACCCTTGAATATAATTTGGATCGTTTTTTAAAACAAGGCAACCAGGAAGAAGGGCTTTAATCTCTTTAATCAGTTTGCCTTGAAAACTATTCTCAAGCATGCTAAACACCTTTCAAAAGAAAAAAAGAAGCTTAGAAAAGCTTCTTTTCAAAAAATAGAAAGAGATATCCTCCTTCTATTATAAGCAATGTAATTCTTGCGAGTTACTTGGCAGATAGGAAACGAGATTCATTAAAATTTTGCTTCTTCTTTAAAGCTCTTGAAATGGCAAGATCCAAAGGACAATTCGACTTAAGCCGATAGTAATATAAATCGGTATAAGGAGTATTCATTCTGTCGATTCTTCCTGCAGACTGAACCATAATCTTATAAGAGTAATTTAAAGAGTAAAAAACAATTGTGTCTGTATCGATGCAATTCCATCCTTCAGCGCCAGCCGTATACTGAACCAAATACACCCATTGATCTGCATTTGGAATATGCTCATGTTTGTGCCCATTCCATTCAGCAATCAGCACGTCTTCAGGATATGCTGCATTTTTTAAAATATCCAGCTCATAATCATAATTGTAAAACACAATTAATTTTGGGTGTTTCCTCTGCAAATCCAAAACCGCATTTATTCGGGACGGATCTGCGTTAACGCCTTTACGAGCAACATAGCACAACTCCGCGGCATTGACTATCGGCATATTCTCATAAATATTCCATCTACGGCTTATAATATCTTTATACACAAACTTATCATAATCCACAGATATGGTTTCATGGTGTGCAACAGTTGGTCTTGTATAATCCATTTTTATAAGAATCTTATCCCGAAGTTTCATCAGTCGAGCTTGATCCAAATATCTATCGACTTTCGGAAACTTGGAAAAACGACTATACACAATATGGCGAGTTGTGAACTCCGTTTTGTTTCTATAAAACCCATTGGCCAAAAACACCGGAATATAATCAGTCCATGTATCACCAGGAGTTGCGCTCAATAATATCCAGTTGTTAGCCTTTGTGATTTTTAAAAACGCCTTAACCCAAGCACCCGATCCGACTACTCGTTGCTCGTCAAATATAAAGAATGAATTTTTCACATCAATGTACTTCTTTATATTATTCCAAGAATCAACGTGAACCTCTGTTTGCTCGGAAATAAAAAACGGAGCATATTCTCCTTCCCACTCTAAAGTATCTCGCTTTCTTGCGGTTGTAATAATATATAGCGGCTTTGGATTCTTCATTTTAGAATATCCAGAAGCTAACTCACCGCCACATTCTCGGCAGTAATAGTATGCTAAGGAAGTTCTAGACTTGCCAGAACCAACTCCGCCGCAAAGTATACATCCGCTCGATAATCGATTCACAGCATCCCATTGATAATCATACAAATTTACTGCCACTTTATTCTCTCCAAATATAAATTGAGGGCCACCCTCGATTGGATGGCCCTTTATAGACTTTCACATTTTAAACGGCATATCGTCGTCATCATCAAGATCGCGATACTTCTTTTCAAATTCATTCTCGACGATCGTGACATACATATTCTTTAAATATGCCTTTACGCCAGTCTTTCCGCTGACTTCCCATCGAGAAGGATTAACAATCAGATCGACGTTCTCGATTTCGGCATAATCAAGAACCGCAATGCTATCCTCATCGAGCTTCGTCTTCTTTCCACCACTAATCAGATACACGTTAGGCGGATAATTCTCAAATGCAACGGCGACCTGAATATAAGGCTGCGGATCATCTTCTTCGCTTCTAGGCGCAAGAACCTTCACGTTCCAGCCCTGATCTTTAAGCACTTCGGCGGTTTCCGCATCCAAAAGCAGACAGAAATTTCTCTTTCCCTGAGGATTAAACTTACTCTCCTTGCCAGCAAAATTTCTGAAAATAATACGAGCGCTTTCGACGCTAAGATTAGGAATTCTTTCAGACATAATAGTCTCCTTTCAAAATATAAATTAGGACGCAAAGGCTTCAAAATCTCCATATTCGGAGATTGTGGCCACTGCGTCATCAACCATCGCTGCATAATAACGCAAATCGATGTCATCTTCTTTACCAAGAGTTTTAACAATTTCGCTCTCAAGCCAGCGGTATCCCTTTGCTCCTGCGGTGAAACTAAATTTGCCATCTTTTTCACGCATAAGCAATCCACCGCCACAGCCCTTTTTAATTGGGCAGAATGCACCAGCTTTTCCTACAAACTGATAATTATGGCCTTTTGCGATTTCCTCCAAATATTCAGACTTTACTTCCTCATAATCGAGAGGTCGATCGCCATTATTGTCAACATTCTTTTCAAGCTTTTCAAGTTTCTTCTCCCATTCGCTTACATCCGGAAGATCTTCGTTCATATCCAAATATAAAGCGGTGGTTACGGTTTTAGTTTCGCAAAGATCAGAGAATTCAATAGGCTCATGGCTGAACAAGGTCTTGAATACAAACGGAACCTGGAATTGAGCGCCGGTTGCGGTCCATTCACCATCGTGCTTTCCGCCAGAATACTTAGCAATATAAACCGCGTCATTCACTAGGCACATTTTTTCATAAGTTGCCTCGTGCTCAAACAAATATCCATATTGCTTTCCGTAATCCATAACAAACTGAATGATTTCTGGAGTAGCATTCGGGATTTTAATTGAATCTGTTTTAATATGTGCAACAGTAAAACCGCGGTCCTGAACCTCATGCTTAAGATTGATCATAAACAAAGCGCCACGCTTTGCCACGATGTTATCTTTATTGCGAGGATCCCGGAAAGGATTTTCGAAATTAGCAGAAGTCAAGCCATAAACGGAATTAATAGCGATCTTTAGTGCATACGCCAAAGCATCCGCCTGCTCGTCATCAACCAAATATCTTTTAAGCTTTCCGCCAAACATTTTTCCAGCTTCGTCAAATTCCCGATGCTTTATAAGAATACGAGCTCTCTTTATATCACTAAAGTTCTGTGTATAAGGGCCAAACAGATTCAATTGCTCAATGCTAGTCGGATGCATACTGGCAATATCAAGCAATGCGACATCTTCATATATACCAGGCTCAGAATATACATATCCGCCTTCACCGGTCACTTCTCCACGATAAGTGCTCACACCATGATCAAACTTATACCCAGGGAACATTTCGGAAAGATCCGTGTACACAAACTGGCTCTGAGGCTTCTTGTTATTCCCAAATATAATTTTTGTAGTGTGCTGGTTTGCTGTCGCATTAACGGTCAAACCCGAAATATCCGCCAGGATCTCTCTTGCGATGAAATCCTGCTTTCTGGCGTTAAAGACTGCTTCCGTCGCAATAACATCGTTATCACAATATTCAGCAACTTTCGGCCACAATTCTTCGGGCACTGGCTGATCCCATGGCAATCCAAGTTCTTGATGGTGTATTCCAAGCTCGATCTCCCATTTCTTAAGGCTTTGCTTTTTACTGCAAAAATCATATACATCGGTATAAGAAATATTATATGCCTCCAAATTAAAGGCATTGGGGCTGCCGGCAATAAGCTTCTGAGAAAGAGAATATAATTCTTCATTACTGGCGCCTTTAAATCTGGCATACAGCATGTGGTTATCATATCGCCGGCAGTTGAATCCAACGAGCCTATACTGCATAAGCTCCTCAATATCATTAGGAGAAGGATTGATCATTCGATGCACAATCTCAGATTCGCCCATCCATTTCCAATTAACAAGGAACAAATTCGGAAAACACTCGATATCGTAAAATATCAAGTCTTCTCTTTTTGGAACGATGTCTTCAGATGGTTCTTCAGATTTAAACGGCATCTTGCTTACAAGCTTCAAACAATCGGCAGCATGATGACTGCTTTTTGCTGCAAAAGCCATTACTGCAGGCCTTAATGTTGTCAAATCGAAATGCATAGAAGGATCGTTATATGCATCTGTCAACAGTTTAAATATAAAGTCAATACTAGGCTTCGTCGCATACGGCTCGATCTCTTTGCGAAGAGCTTTCTTAATCAAAGCCGAAAGATGCGCTTCGCCCTGTATCGATTTCTCAGATATCATTGATTTTTCCTCCTTCAGCGGAAGGCCGGATCCAATGGTGGTAAACTCTAGAGAGTTGCATTTTGTAAGCTTACGCCTAAGCGAGCTAAGCCCGCTAAATATCTTTATTTCAATTCCAGGCGCATAAACACGGCTAAGTTTCGAAACATCTCCATTGTAAATATAATGAAGATGAATTCCTTTCCCGCTCTTACTTAATTCTCCATAAGTCGGCGGCCATTTAGCTGCGGCTTCCAAATTCCTTTCAAGAGACTTCTCTCCGTTTTCATCTTTTAGGTCAAAGTCAATGACGATGTGATTCTCCGGAACGCGGACGTAATGGAGACGAGAGCTGTCCAAATCTCGGAGTACAGTTCTTGTATTTTCCCATTTTTGTCTCGGTCCTTCGGTATCTTTGTTAGCATACTGAGCCGGGCAGTCGCTATACGCCACATCAAACGCAGACGGAACGGAATCAAATTCCAGCCAGCCTCGATCTGACACCAATTCCTCAGAGCTTCCTTCTGGTCTACGCTCACTTTTTGATTCCTCCAATCCAAATTTATTCAACTTCAGTCCTTTATAATAATTACGAACTTGCTTTCCTTCAGAGTCATAATCGCGTTCATTGAATTCATGGAAATAATTCTTCAACTCTTCTTTAAATATCCGTTTACTATATGGATAAGCCACCTTCGCTTCATTGCAATAATCGTTATACTTTGCCCAGGCCTGTTGCAAAGTGATACCACCATCGTGCTTGATTTCGAAAATGTTCTCTTCCATAAAGTTGTAGAAATCATTAGTGGCGCCGATCATACTCTTCGGAATATAATTGTCGTAGGCATCTTTATCCTCTTCGTATACTTGCAGACAATGCCAAGCGATGGCTCCAAGCTCGAAGCTAATCTCTTTCATAATCTGTTTGTATCGTCTCGGAGGCAATGTCTTTTCTGTAGGACTAACGTCGATTAATCTACGAATAATGCCAGATTTACTATCAGTTATACGAACGGGCTTATTCGTGCCCATAAATAACATAGCATTGATCTTGTTTGCATATTGGGATTTAAATTTCTCATTGATTGTCATTATCTCGTGAGAAACCACACTGTTCAGCCTAGTGTTATCCTCAATACGGCTAAGATCACCATCATGCTGAATTGCCACAAGCGGGTTGTTCTTAAACGGCTCAAGCGCAAACGCATCCGTGCTGCTTCCAAGAGCTTTGGCATCGAACACCGTATAATATCCATCGAACAACTGCTGAATAATATTCAGAATTGTAGATTTACCAGTGCCCGCGCTACCATAAAATACCAAAAACTTCTGTATCTCTTTTGAATCCCCGGAAACCACAGAGCCAATAGCCCACTCAATCTTATGCCTCTCGCTCGGAGAATATAAAGTGCTTACTAATTCGTCCCAAGCGTGGATATCTCCCTCTGCCAAAGCATAAGGCAATCTTTTTGAGGCATAGTCTTCCTTATTGACTGGGCTATTAGAAAATACAAGTTTCTCGTCCAAATTATGATAGCCGTCTCTCGCCTGCTTCTGGCAATACTTATGCCACTTATCGATCATTCCCGTATCGCCATTCCACAAATATAAAATTCTGGAAGGCTTCAAATCCGACCATTCTTTCTGATACTGCTCCATTGCAGAGTCAATCAGATCAATGACATCGTCCTGAGAAGTAGACCATAAGCCCTTTCGCTCGTCCCAGATAGCATAAAAATCGCCCGCTCGAATCATCAGATCTTCAGTCTTCTTCGTGACGAACATCGGATAAATTTCATAGCGGACATCATCGTCTTTTTTAGCTTTGCGATAGCTTATTCGCAGAAAATCCACATAGTACCTCCTTTCCGGTCTTATGACACTATATGACACTTATGACAGTTTTTTTCTTACCTTTATATACGCAATATTATATATTTTTATTTTTTCTCGCGCATTAGGTAGAAAAAAAAGTGTCATAAGTGTCATAAAACCCCAAATTTTTCATAAAAAATACTCTTGCAAATAAAAATTCAGTTGATACCAGATCTCGATTTTTCTCATGTCTCGATGGCAATTAGGAATATAAAACAGTCCTCCACGACCATCTTTTGAGTACTCTCGTCCTAAGAATCTTCGAACGATTGACGAAAATATCAACTCGTCAAAGTCATCTCCACCAAGTTCATCAAGACCTAGATTGCGAAACATTTCCCAAAACCAAATATGAGCTCTATCGCCTTCGTCCGGATCATACATAATCTGACTTTCGCATCTCATTGCGAGTGCCAGCATCATTTCCAGAACTGAACAAGGTCCATATTTTTCGCACGGGCAATCAGTCTCATCTTCAAATATAACCCTCAATTGCTCTCCGTCCTTAGCTCGGTTTTGGTCTCTGTCTAATATCCAACTGAAATTGATTTCGTAAAGTCCCTTCAATACTTCGACATAGTAACTACGCTTTTCTCCATCTGGAAAGGCAATCATTGCCAACCAGTCGAAGTAATTCACTCGCTATCCTCTTTGGGAATATCGGTGAAGTTTCGATGCTGATGTATAATTTCGTAATCTGTGCATAACTTCTCGTTTCTAACGAATACAACATCATCCTCGTATTCCCCAAATTTAGTCAGCGATTCTCTCCCAACCACCGCATTAATATCCTCGATAATCCCTTCCGTTAATTCCTCCTCGAGAATATCATCGTCATAATAGTTCAGCGTAGTTTTATCGTAATAAGGTTCGCCATTGATAAATTCAAACTGCGAAATAGTGTAAGGAGCTTCCGCAAGACCATCGCTAGGAGCCTGCACATTTACCAAATTTTCGTAGCTGTCTTCCTCTTCGTCATCAGAATCTTCTTCGTCCTCTTCTTTATAAGGCTTAGAGAACAAATTATAACTCTGACGCTCGATAATATTACTAGATGTAATCATATCGGCCTTACGCTTGGTATTTTGCATCGCTCGTTCACGAGGAGAAATATCATTAACGGCATCTTCTGCTTCTTCCTCCTCCTTGACAGCCGCATCTGCAGCAAGCTTAGCGTAAGTTCTACGAACATCCTCGACTTCTTCATAAATCCGCTCTTCAGTCTTATCTTTCATATAGAGATAAGTAGCCACCGAACCGGCAGCTACTCCTCCCAAAAATATCAAGATTTTAGTCCACATGACCGCTCACCTCAGTTCTTGCTAGGCAGCAGATCGTAAACAATACCGTCGCAGTTGAAGTTCAGTCGAATATTCTTCTTGCACAGGTCACTATCCGTATTCCAGTCACGAATATAACCATCAAGATAGCCGAAGTCGATATAGTTATCCCCAGCGCCCCAATACCAGCCAACAACCTGGCCCATAGAGGTGCGCTCCAGACCAAGCCGGTCCAATACCTCATTTAAAAATACATGCTTGCGAACGCGAAACAGATCATTGAAGTAATTCTGCTCGGCTCGAAGAAACATGTCATTTCTAACAGGATCGCTTTCCCAAGTCATAGGAGCAGTGTAGCGGTTAAAATCAAATTCATAAGGACTTTTTGCTTTGTCCAGCACCAAATGATGGCCATCTTCTTTCTTAATACTACCATCTTCTTGCTTAACATTCACGCCGTCAACCATCTTTCCGCCGGCCGCGATTGCTTTCTCGCCTTCACCGAAACCAAGATCCTCGGCTACTCGCTTTCTGTAATCTTTAAATGCTATATCAAGTGCCTTATACGCCGCTGCGGCATCTAAATATCTTGTCTTCATCTGACCGAATCCACGATTTGTCAAATATAAAGACAGCAGGCCAAGACCGGCAGACGGCCCATAGAGCTTCATAAACTGCCAAATAGCGTGAATATAACTCTGGAGCATTTCTTTCTTGATCTGACGGCCTTCCTCTTCGGAATCCGCGTATTCCATAGACTTTTCGCATGCA